GGGTAACCCTACGCAGTCTCGTGACAAGGATTAATATTTTCAAACTGGATATTTGAGGAACTATGATAGTTCGACTAGTATTCAGCTTTACGTAAGTCGTAATATGATTCATTGATCGATCACCATTTGGCAGATCTATATATGGATCCATTTATGCAGTATTGAGTTTTTCTTTGAGGTCATTTTTCTGATTTTCTGGTGCGTTCTTCTTGAATTTCTTTCTAGTTTTTCCAATTAGTATCTTGTAATAAGTGAGTATTTTTGCTTAGTATTTGATGCCTAGAACTCGCCGCTGACAGTGAGTGGGATTGACCGCTTGTTCAACGCACACTATAAGGAAGGTGGTGTGTTGTTAGAACTTCGGGATTTTGAATACTTTGTGTAAATATTTACCATGAGAAAGTTTGCGCCGTAGAGACGTTGATTCAGACCGACAGTGTTAAATGCACTAGGACCAGAGACGTCTTAAGTTTGTCTTACAAATTGCGGTATTTTGTTTTCTCATTCTCCTAAAGTTGTGGTTTATTGATAAAACCACGGACGCGTGAGGGAGTTAATTCACCTCGTCCTATCCTTTCTATCGGCTTGCTACTGAATGCCCGTAGAATTGTTTCTATTCAGTGCTTATTAATGGCCTTTAATGGCTGACCTAAATAATGAAATCCTTCCTCGCAATTCGGCAGTTACTGAGCCAAGTGTCGTTCTTACCTTGGCGAGTGCTAACATCAGTACTCACATTCGGGGCTCGAAACGTTCGTATTACAAGCTCCCTTTGCATTTGCGTGTGTCTCTTCTTGACGTTACCATATCCGGTGGCGATGTTTCTCTCGGGGCTTTTACTGGTATTAGTTGCCCCGGCTGGGGAAACTACGACTTCGTGGGGCCTCTTGTTGTTAATTGTTATACTGGTTATGAAGCGATTACTCCGACAGTAGAGACGTTAAGATCCTTGATTTCCAACTGTAAGGTGGCGGCGCCCCTGGCAACTGTAGCCTACATATGTCATGCTTTTCCTGGTGTGCAATGGCAAAATTTGATAGTATTGCCAAGTGTGTCAGTTAAAATGGCACATCATCATTTGGAGATCTTTGGACATCCACAGATGTTAGGTATGGTCCGCCGAGCTATCGACGCCACAACTGGGATTCCAACTATGACCCAGTCTGCTTCTGATGCAGCGCTTGCTCTTGAAGGAGTGGCTTTACGTATTGAGAAAACGCTGTTTGAGGGAGATTTGCCACCAAAAATGATAGATTTCCTTCTACTTTTGTGTGATCTTGTACGTGAGGCTATGTCTCCAAGTGCATTAGGCACGTCTGTTTTGGTTATTAGGTTTTTGCGCACCTTTAATATAACGCACTTGTTTTCGGCCCTGATGCCACTCATTGAGAGTTTGGTATCTTTGCTAACCCCGAAGTATTCTGTAGGAGGGGAGGGTCGATTCGAAGTGCGAGGACAACCACAAATGTTAGGAATGGAGGTTGATTGGTCCAAGTTATCCGATCGTGTGGCGTGGCAAGATGCGATTATAAAGTGCATTGCGCCAACCGTTGGTGTTTTAGTATTTCACTCTATGTCCACATCCTCCAAAATGGTGGACAAAATCGTTGACACTTGCAAGCATATTAATATCTTGGCTCCAGCGACACGTCATATGTGGGCGCTTATGGAGTACCTTGTGCAGCTCGTACCACGAGTTGTGCAAGAGTGGCTTTCTGAGATTTGCCCGACGGCCTTTATTATGAAGTGCCAAGCAGGTGAGGATATCGTCGAATGGTACAGCTCGACTTTGTTGTTGATACAACAAGGGGCAGCCGGTCAGTTGACGTATGATCCAATCATGCGGCAAAATGCGAAACAATTGCATTTGAAAGCTCAGACTTTTATAACGCAAGTTCAGGAACGTCTTCCACCAGTACTGAGTGGTCTTTTGTCCGACGCTTATCGTCAATTGAGTGGCCTTGTCCGAGGATTGAGGGAGGATGAAGGTGAATTGGTTTCTAGACCAGTTCCATTTTGTGTTTATGTTACTGGAAAACCTGGAATTGGTAAGTCTGTTTTTGTTAATCAATTGGTGGATTATATGGTTCCGGAAACTATCCCAGCTGCTAGTCGTGTTTATACGCGACAACCAACTGGAAAGTTTTGGGACGGATATGCCTGCCAGTATGCTACGAAAATTGACGACTTTGGCCAGGATGCTTCTGGAGAAGGAGCTCTTGAATTTATGAATTTGGTTGGGAGTGTTCCATATATGCCGCCAATGGCATCTTTGGACAATCCTGCTATAGGAGTGAAAGGAACAATGTTTGTGTCTAAATTGTTAGTGATCTCATCTAACGTTGCTTATCCGCGTCCCAAAACTATTATTGAGATGGCGGCTTTGCACAGGCGACGTCATATTCTAATTGAAGCACAGGAAACTGGAGCTGATTATGACGAGAATTTTTCCCACCTGAATTGTCGAATCTTACCGTCAGTTCAGGGACATGGGAAGCCATCTGAGTGGATGTCTGTCTTAGATACTGTGAAGGTTATTATGCAAGCTCGGCAGGAACACGAGAGGACTCAGCAGATTTTGTCAGCTGGAACGTTTTCTCCTCTGTTTAGGGCAGCTGTTGCTGAAGAGTTAACGGCCGATGACGTTCGAGGGGCCTTCCGGGAAATTTTGGAAGTCCATGGAGAACCGCAAATGGATAATGGTTGCGAAGATGAAGCTTTTCACCGCGAATGCGTGGGTAAGAAGTGGACAGCAGCCCTCTTGCGCAAACATGATCGGTTGCACGGAATATTGGATCCTTCCAGTATGTCTCTTGTACGATGGGTAGCATGTGGTGGTTTGGATGTTCCGGATCAACCGTCGCTTACTCGGTATGAGCGATCGCTGGAATATGTGAAACATGCGTGTGCAAATATGACTGTCGAAGTGGCCACATTTCTTGAGAAACATCCATGGGTGGATATACTCCTCAAGAGTTCGGTTCTTTTGGGAGGGTTTTATTTACTACGTAAGATGTGGCCTTCAACGCCAGAAGCTAAAGCAGCGTGTGCTATTGGGGCTGCCGTGCGGTGCGTAGTTTGTTCGAGTGTTCCAGGAGAGATTCAAATGGCAAATCCATCAGCTGGAGAAGTTAGCCAGCGTAAATTACGTCGTCGTACGGTCTATGCACCTCGTGAAGGACAACCTCAGGCAGCGACCCAAGAGCGTGTCGTGGTACCAACGGATGAATATTTGTTTCCAACTGAAATGAGTCCTCTTGAGGAATTTGCAGCGCGTTTGGAGCACAACCATGTTTCTGTTAGCTATACCGGAGTGGTAGTAGGAGATGAGAAACATCGCGCGCGCATGCATGCTTTTGCTGTAGGCGCGCGAGTGTTATTACTACCAAAGCACTTTTTTGTGGCTCCTGGACAATGGATTCCTGACAAAACTGAAATTGCCATGGTGGCGCGGGGCATTACCTATGCAGTTCCCTTTTATCGACGAGATATACACGAATTTGCTTCCGCTTTACCAGACAGGGAGCGTGACTTGTGTGCGTGGCGACTACCGCGCAACGTCCCATGTTTCCCAGACCGTCGATCGCAGTTCCAGCCACAATCTCGTGTGGAGACAGGAGATCTTGGGGAGGGAGTGTTGTTGAAATTTTCAAACAACAACATACTGACCCAGATGATTTCTCTACAGAGTTTGAGGATGGAGGAGATAGCGACACGGTATGATTGTGGAACGATCAAACTTGCGAATTTGCCTCTGTATTACTACGATGGAAAGATGTGTAATGTCGGAGATTGTGGTTCGGTCCTCGTATTAGCGCGCCAACCAATGGTGATTGCTGGAATGCACGTAGCAGCGGTTGCGTGCGGAGGGCGTGTTGCAGGTGTGTCCGAGATATTGTCCAAACGTGACTTGGCATCTCTGGAAGAATTGGGCTGGTTCAATGAGCATGTTGAACGTGTGGGAATCCCACAGTTGGAAATGCGCATATCGACCCTTGCTCCAGAGGGTAATTTCATGCATCAGGGATCTTTACCTCCGCGTTTGAGTATACGCTTACCGGAAAAGACGCGATGGCGTAAAACTTCGCTCTTTGATCAATTGTCTGAGCATGTGACTGAACCTGCAGTCTTATCCATGCGTGATCCGCGTATTGCTCCTGAATTTCGTGGAATCTCGCCGTTGAAGAAAGCAATTACGAAGTATGCGATACAGGCTGGCCCGTTTAATCAAGACGATTTGGACCAGGCAAACGAAGTCCTCTTGACCATTCTTACCGGGGGAAAGCGCAGGGTATTGACTCTAGATGAGGCCATAAATGGCATCACCGGAGAGCAATATTTTGAACGTCTGAACATGCAGACATCTCCTGGGTTTGGCTGGAAGTCAACAGGAAAGCGTGGCAAAATGCACCTTTTTGTGGAGGATGGTCAACAACATTTGACACCTGTCCCTGAATTGGAACGCGCAGTACTCCAGATGGAGGAAGCAGCCGCTCTGGGGGTAGCGATTCCTCATTTGTGGACTGCTACTCTGAAGGACGAGAGGGTTCCTTTGCGGAAAATACCAATTGCCAAAACGCGAGCTTTTTCTATTCCGCAAGTTGAGGAGACGATTTTGACTCGGAAGTATTTTCTTGGTTTTTTTGCCAACATGTATGCCACACATTCCGAAACTCCTTTTGCGGTCGGAATGGATTGCGAAAGTGGTGAATGGGACGCTTTGGTGCGTTACTTGGTCAATTTTCAGGAAAAAAGTAATATTCGTTTTTTCGATTTGGATTACTCGAACTTCGATGGAAAGGTTTCTGGCCAGATGTTGCATTCTTTTTGTGATCTAGTCAATCAGTGGTATGATGATGGACCTAGGAATGCGCGGATACGGCGTACGATTATGGAAGAAATGATATTTTCGTATGAGGTGGCGCGAGATGCCGTTTATCAGCGTCCGGGAGGAGTACCCTCAGGATGGAGTGGTACGGTGATTGTTAACTCAATCGTTGGATTTTATTATCTTTTTTGTGCTTATAAGGATTTGGCACCGCTTCATATATGTGATGCCTCGTCATTTTTGGCATACGTCCGCTGCAAGATTGTTGGAGATGACAATGTTGTAGCAATTGTTCCTCAAATTCAAGAGTTTTTCCATCCGAATGCTCTACAGCAGTGGTTTGCGCAGAAGGGAGTGGAGGTGACTAGCGCAGCTGACAAAACACAAGGAATTTCGTTTGTGCCGCTTGAGGAATTGAGCTTTCTCAAACGAAAGTTTGGAATAGTCAAGGAAGTTGATCCCCACCATTGGGTCGCCATGTTGAGCCGAAATTCAATATTGGAAATGATCAATTGGGTATCTGACTATGCCTGTGAAGAAGAGGCTTTAAAACAGAACGCAGACACTAGTCTACGTTTCGCTTTCTTCCATGGAAAGGCGTTCCATGATGAAATACGCCAATTCTTGTTGAAGGAAAAACCTGAGATTGGTTATCTTTCGACATTTGCCGAGAAGCGTAATCAGTACGTACGAGGAGTTTATCGTATGTGTGATGTCTGGGTCGAAAGAATCGGTGTGCCGCAATCTGAAACTCATGTTGAAGGTACTGCGACTTATCGTCAAGATCCAATGCACGACATGACGGTCGTTGAAAAACCAACGCGTGCTGACACGGCAGTGATTGGCAAAATTAATGAAGACCCTTGGTCTTTGACCAAATTGGCGGAGAAGGAAATCCTACTGCAAACAATACAGTGGGATACGACAGTCACTAATGGACATGTGCTTACAACTATTACGCTTCCGCAAACGTTGGACAACCACACTTATTATAATCGGTTGTTCAACAATGTAGCGCTTTTTCGCTCTGATTTTGAGTTGACTATTCAAGTCAACGGAACTCGTTTCCATCAAGGAATTTTGTTGGTGACGTGGCATCCTCTCATGAATCATGTTGCAGTGGAGGAAAATGCAGATATTATTGATTGGTCTTTTCCCAGTCTTACGTCCTTGCCACATGTGTTTATTGATGCGTCAATGTCAGTACCGCAGAAGATTTTTATCCCGTGGGTACACTATTGCCAGTATTTGCAGATTAGCAACACGTACGCGGCTCCTTTGGGGACATTGCGTTTTACAGTGCTGAATGAACTGTCTGCCGGAACGGGAGCATCAACGGATTTGGGCATTGCTGTTACTTCAAGGATGGTCAATCCCGTGTTCCATTTACCTGCGACTCTTAATGGACAAAAAGCACCTGATTTCAATCAAGCGCTTGAACGTTGGGGGTTACCGCAAATGGATATGGGTGTGCAGTCAGTGGATATCGGTATGGTGAGTGGCAGGGCGAAAGCTGATACACCAGCTTCGCATGACATGTGGGACTGTGTGGATTCTGTGCGTGACGTACTTAAAAGGAAGGTGTGTCTTGGCACTACGGCTTTTCTCTCTACAACGGGGCAAGATTTTGAACGTGTTTGTATTATGGATGCTGCTGCAATTTTAGATCCTATGACTTGTTCGACCTTGCAACAAAGTTGGTCGAGTTGCTTTTCACTAGGACGTGGCACTTTTCGGTATACCTTTGCTTTCTCTTCAAGTCCATCTTCCGGTGAGGCTCCATTGGATTACTTTGCCATGTTTGTGCCGCGTACTGGAATAGCATTTAATGGTTCGGCTACCGTTGCAGTTCCAAAGTCAATTTTCCATGATTTCAACGTGGTGTCAGCCTCAAAGCTTTCAGCGTTGTATGGGGATAGTAATGTTGGAGAGAGACCAACCTGGCGTCATGCAGCACCAGATCCAGCTTTTTCAGGGGCAGTTTGGAAGCCAAATTTCGCCCTACCGGCAATGCAGGCAAGTGGAGGGCTTGGTGGCGTGATTAATGTTGAGGTTCCGTTTACATGTCCTGGTTTGGCGTACTATATTCCGATAAATGATCACGCAACGACAAAAGAAGATGCACCAGGTTTTCTCTCACAGTTGAGCACACCAGGAGTTATTCTTTTTGGGATACGAGGACAAACTCCGAGTCCATTTCGAGTGACTTGTACAGTCTATGGATCATATGGTGACAATTTTCGTATGGGAGCTTTTAGGGGTATTCCGAAAATGTCGATTGGGGGATATTCTAATACTCCTACGGTTGATACGTCGTATCTCTCAATGTATCCCGACAATTGGGTCGCTGCGGTTTTGCCGAGTCTCTCAGAAAAGAAGAAAGAGAAGACGCTACCAACGACGACGACGCCTGCGCCAACAACGAAGAAGTCAGCGGGAGCGACACGGAAAAAGAAGGTCAAACCAGAAACAACGGTTAAACCAACGACAATGGTTGCTCCAACCACTGCTTTACCAGTGACAACTGCGTTACCAACGACAACACAAACGATTTTGAGATCAGCGCGTGAGATTTTGGGTGTCCCGCAAGGAAATCATATCTCAACCTCTGTGACCAACTACATCAAATCTGCGTCGAATACAACTTTGCCAACTAATGTAACCGGGGATGCTATAGACTTGAAGGGAGAGTATAAGTCCACGATGTTGGACAAGCCCTCCTGGACGATGACAGGTCTTCCTGTTTTTACTAGTTCCTATCCGGTTATGCCAAACTCTACAGGGTTGGAACCATCCGCGATGTTAGGAATGGATGCTTCTGCAGTGCAGGCTAATAAACCGGAGGTTTTTGGCACTTCCTTCGACGAGATGAGTTTAACGTGGCTACGGAAAAAGCTATGTTGGGTCACAACGTTTGCATGGAATACTGGTGATGCGACTGGCGATGCTTTGTACCATCGTGCTGTGGGTCCTTTAGCTTCGGCTGTTACAGCAACTCCAGGAACTTTGACTTGTCACGTATCTCCCGGATCTGAGTTTAATGCTACCGCTTTGGATACTTTCACAGCACCCTTTAATTTTTGGACAGGGGCAATGCGCTATCGCATCCAGATTTCGAGTTCTGGGTTTCATACAGGGAAATTGTGGGTGGCAATTGCATATGTCCAGGGAGGAATGGCGTCTATGGATGATGCTTTGGGTCAGTATGGATTTATGATAGATCTGGGTGAGCAAAAACGCGAGTTTGAGTTTGAAGTTCCATATCGTAGTGTTTTTCCACATCTGAATGTGTTCAATGGACCACAGAATGGTCTACGGCAAGTACCAGCTTTTATGGGAAGTATATCCCTGTATGTTGTTAATCCGCTTGTTTGTCCTGAAGGAATCGTGGGCCTCGTCGATGTTAACGTGTACGAGGGTGCTGGTTCCGATTTTTGTGCTTCATGTCCAGGAGGAATTAATACCACATTATTGGGTATTCGTCCTGGTGCTATAATATAAAATATATTGGCTTGGGATTACAACCATCCCATGGTTGAGTTTGTGGTTGTCTTGTAGAACGTTCTCAACCTACCCGCTTATAACGAGTCTCGAAGTTTATTCTTCTCCGAGTAATAAATTAAAAATGAATCCAATGGATATAAAAGTCTTATAATGTTTTATTGATGTTACCGTTTTCAGCTGCGCGTGCGTAGAAGTTTACCGGTGGCTGCTAGAGCCGGATCTAGCCAGCGAAAGCTGAACACCCTTAATTGGGTTTAACCGTCTGGGGAGCTAAGAGGTGTATTGCGGTTCCCCCTGGGCAAGGGAATATAACGCGACCTCCAACCTGGAGTGCTACGCAAGCGTGAACTTGGCTTAATCGCCCGGTGTGCATATGTAACTGTTGAAGACACAGG